ATGAGAACAGTAGCGAGAAGATCGATACAGACGATTGAGCGTCGGACTCAACTCGTCAGTTCTTTTGTTGACTCAAACACAGCAAACGAGTTCTTCGTGAGAAGACTGAGTGATCGAGTCTCCCCGGCACGTCAGCTGTTTATTGTGACATTGAACAATGAGGTTCGTGACGGTGACGTGATCCCGTTTGCTGAGATCGCCATGAACAAAGAAAAATTGCGCTATGTTGTGAAGCCAGCAGATCAGTATCCTCAGTATGTAAGCAGTAATCTGCTGAAGAAAATTGAAGCGGCAATTGCTCTATACATGCAGAAGAACTACAGGGAAATTAACTACCATTAAAAGGTTGCTGAATGGCTCCTGCGTTAATACCTTCATATAACAAGGACTTGAACATCACGCCATTTGGCGAAAAACGTCTTATTGAGTCATTCTATTTTTTCACTGCCGAGGCTGGCTTACTGAGGGCTGATGAGTACATTGTCAGTTCTGGTGAGTTTCAGTACTACTTGGATGTGTATCAACTGGGATGTTCCACCGACGACTTTTTTTAGACTATGGCAGTGACCTTCTTGATTCGAAGGTTCCAATGCAGGATCTGGTCAATACCCTCTTAGGTCTTGATATGGTAGACGATAACAAAACGATAAGAATAGGTCGTATACAGTTCAACGACTTTAATTTTATCGAAGAGAACGGTCAGATGATGACCGGAAAGCAAGTGAAAAGCGCTGTTATCGCACAGGATTTCCAATCAGCAGGTTTGGCGCGTGAGATCTATAAAATGCTTGCGCGAAAGCATGAGTTTCTCATCTGCGATAACATTCAAAGTATTGCCGGTGGTGCTCTTTGGGCCAGTAGCATCATTCGAATTGCCGAGGTACGGATCTACAATTCACGCACGAAGAAATTTATGGACATACTTGGTCCAGGTGCGCGTGGTGTTTCAGGTACTTTGCCATGGAGTGCGAATGATCTGTCTGTAGATGAGATTGTTCGCTGGGGTCGTGCGTATGATGATGAAAACTGTTGTCGTCACATTGTACATGTTATCTGTAAGGACCGACTCATTGACGAGCAATTTCATGATTATGTTTCGATAGGTGGCGCGACAGAATAACCATCAAAAAGACCCGGCATTTGCCGGGTTTTTTCTTCAAATCACTTCTTCATTCCAGCTTCCATTGCGGTTTTCCCGTCGTATTCAGCCAGGTATTTACCGTAATTGCGGAACAGCATTTCCGGCCCCTTATGCCCCATCTGCCCGGCAAGCCAGAAAAGGTTTACACCCTGGCTAATGTGTCTGGTGGCGAATGTGTGGCGCGTCTGGTACGGGTTACGGTAGCGCACACCAGCTTTTTTCAGGGTCGGTACCCATGCTTTTTTACGGATAGCGTCGGCGTTCGTCCAGGGGTCTCCCGTTTTCGGATCGCTGAATATGAACTCACTTTTCATAAAGGTGTATTGCTTCTGCGCCTGCAGGGCCGCCAGCGCCTCACTGTTCAGCTCCACCTTACGGGTACCGGCTTTTGTCTTGGTGCCTTTAAGTACCCCTACGACACTGGCCGCCTGTATGTGCGCTGTATTACCTATAAAGTCGATATCGGTCCAACGTAATGCGCATAGCTCAGAGCTGCGTAGCCCTGTATTGAAGGCGAAGCGGAACAGATTCTGCCATTCCTGATACTTGCAGTGCTGATATATGGCACTGGTTTCCGCAGGCGCAAACGGATCAACTTCGTAATCGTCGGCGTTCGGTTTACTGTCGACCACGTGATACCGGCTGGCGCTGACAAGAGTTACCGGGTTAATAGTCAACAGGCCATCAGTTACAGCCTCATCAATGGCGCTGCGCAGAAATGACAGGTTATTCCTGATTGTTTTCAGCTTAGTTTTTCGGCTGGCTATCCAATTTTTTAGTACCGCAGGCGTCAATTCTGTTACATGTAGTTTATGTAGTTCTGATAGTGCTGATAGACATTTTTCGTAACCGCCAATGGTTGACGGCGACAGATTGCGGTTCATGCAAATTTTCAGGTATTCATCAAGATAGGACTTAATATTTTTGGTTTTCTTTACTACACCGAATAACTCCAATTTTTTGGAACTGGGGAAATATTTCGCATATTCAAACGTTCCGCTGGCGATCTGATTTTGTATCTCCCCTAGCAGGCGCTCAGCATATTTAATACTACGTGTATTTGCCTCAAGCCGAGACAGGGGCTCCCTGCAAAGAACCCCTTTATATGTGAAAGTGATAACTAGTGTTGAAGCAGTTTTATGCTTACGAATAGTTACTCCTCTTGGCAGAGATAATAATCCTTGTTCTTTCTTGCCCATTTTGAAACCTCTATTAAGTCGACCCAGCGTTCTTTAACTCCGTCGACTTTTAATACATGAACCCCTTCTTTCCATATTCCTCTTTGTATCCGTTTGTTAACGGCATCAACCGTTTCTCCCGCGTCGCGGCAGTAGGTTGATATAGGCACGCAATCCAGCCCCATACATCACCTCACACAACACTCAGCCCACGGCAGTGGCACCACACGTCAAACATTCGCTTCACAACTTCACGACAGTAGAAGCCGTCAACATCTCGCGTCAGGTCATAGCGATTGCCGTAACGCTGGTGGACCCATCGTTCAAATGCTTTATTCATTCTTTACTTCCTTTTTATGGATCGTAATTTTTTCAGGTGCTTTTCCTGCTCAGTGTCCGCGAGAATTTTGCGGTACTCCTGGTGGTCAATATGTTCGAACAGGCAGTTTAACTCACCAATGCGTACCCGCCCGGATCGTCCGTCCATCCGTCGAAAGAACACTGAGTGCTCAGTGATGCGAGTAATCACCACGGGGTATCCGGCTCTGTCCGTGTATATCTGCCCGCGTTGAATCAAAGCGAACATGTGGTTATCCCCATCGACAAATCGAGTACACAACAAACGCTGCTGCGAATACCATCCCCAGAGTTACGATTGCATCAGGCCAGCTCATTGATTCACCTCCTGCCTGTCGTCCGGCATTCGCTCACTACAGCTTATCCAACCATCCGGAGTTACCGGAACTTGTGGAATGGCTGTCTGCTCTCGAACGTCATTAGGCGCTATAGGTTCTGCTGCCAACTGACTGGCATATTTGTTAATGGTAACGATAAGCTCTTGCTCAGCCTCATCCAGACAATCACCGATACCTCGCCTGTCACCGTCAAAATCATCGAAATCGGCACGAATCCTGGCAACCTTCAGGATTGCGGACAACACCTCACTAGGAATTGCCGGATAGTTGGTTGACGTTTCCGCGATTTCCCGAAAATTATTGGTTGACGAATTCTTGTTTTCCCGAAAGTTTCCGGACTGAAGCATGGCGGCGCGGCAGGCGTTCCATATTTCGGCAGCAATATCGCGCTCGCTATCGGTTAATTTGTACGTTGAAACATAGCCAGAGAGCATTTCTACGTTTTCCGGAGTTGCTTCTTCAGGCACTACCGGTGCTGGCTCACGTATTACAGGCTCGCCCATGCGTGATTCTCCCTGCGCCTCTTTCACCATGTGGTCATTGATTTGCTCCAGTCGCCGAACGTGCTCATCAGCTTCAAGCGCTCGCCGTTTCCAGATGGACAGGTCTTCACGAGCGCCCTGATATGCGTCACCGTATTCGCCGTTAAATACTGGCGCTGGCGGGGCGATGCGTCCAAGCAACTTATTTACCTCTTTCGCCATCGCGTCATATTTATCTAAATAGCGATTAGCTTCTAAGCAGACTCGGTGCATCTGATCTGAGTTAACTCGTTTAACTGGATCTGCTTCCAATGATGCCAGTGCAATTCGTGCCAGTTCTTCCGCTTCTTCTGCTGGCAGTACAACGTTGCTACCCGGTCCGTATGTTTCGCGCCACTGCTTGATTGTCAGCAGTCGCCCTTTGGTAATAGTGATCATGGGTTATCCTCTTAGCGCCACAACGCGCACTTCTGGGTCAAAGGATGATGAATTTTCATCTGTAATATCAGCAACATGACCTACAAAGTCGTTATACTCACACTCTGATTGTTCATAGCCCTGCCAGACCACGACAGCCTCAGGAGGCATTTTTCTGAGCTTGCTGATTAATTGCCTCACCGTCAGTGACATATCACTCTCCTTTACCCGCTGCTTTCGCCTGCTCTTTAGCGAGTCGCTCCGCTTCTCTGAAATCCCAATCTACTCGATGTGCTATATCAATTGCAGAACGCACGGTCCGTTCAATTAGCGTATCCAGGTTATCAATTGTCATTGCCATATCTGGATTGCGAGATAAAATCTCCGCCCTCTGAATCTGCTAGTTGTTGCAGGTTTCAAGTAATGAGTTAGCCATATCACTCTCCTTTGATGCCAATGTTTACAGCCTGGCAAGCCTCTTTGAGTACCCAGTCAACAGCGTCTTTCCATGCTCCGGTTTCGACTGGCGGATTTTCACGCTTAACCTGTTCATAGAAACGCACTGCTTTAATCAATCCTTCTGATGTCAGTGGCACAGGCGGGGCAGTGAATAACGCCTGAATTTCATAGTTCGGTCTGTCGTTGCAATCCTCTTTTGTCGGTACATATTTCCAGTCACCAACCCACGAATCCCCCTGAGAGTCCGTAACACCTTTTTTCACGTAGCGATATCGCCACGCGACTGGCTCTGCTTCCAACGATGCCAGTGCGATACGAAACACATTGGCAAGCAGGCTGCTTGAAGATTGGTTATCGTGCGCCGGGTCGCTCAGGAAACCAGTGATGAATGATTTAATTTCCGCGTTTTCTCTGGTAATAGTGGTCATTTATTAATCCTCAAAACTTTATGCCCGGGCGCAAAAGCACGTGTTTTGTCTTTGCTTATTCGCCAGCCATCCTTGCGCGCCTCTTTTGCACAGCCAGCCCATGACGTACCGATATACTCACCGAAGTCTGGCGTTTGATATTTACCATTTGTACACTGGCAACAATCACAGTAGAGATGCATGGTGTAACTTGCGGAAATAGCCATATCAGGCTCCTTTAGTGCGTAAGTGGTTTTTCCAGCGGTTTTGCGCCGCGCTGCGCTTATCTTTGATTCCCTCTCTGGCAATTCCAGAATATAAGTACAACACCACACGGCGATTGCTAACTCTCAACCACTGGCTGGGATAGCAACGTCTGTATACACGGGAGATAAGCATCTTTGCTTTACGGTTTTTCATCTTACTGCGTACCCTTTCTTCCGCCTGTTCTGTGACGCGCTAGGCTTTTTGCAACAACTGTGCCCCATCACCCCGCAACACCCCGTCAACCTCACTCGTCTGTTACTAATCCTCAACCATCGCCAGACCCCAACACCGTTTCTGCGAGCTAACAGAATTTTTGCCTTACGGTTTTTCATCGTTTTGTTCTCCTGCGTTTCTTTGCTGCTCGTCGTGCCGCTGCAATACCGGTATGGCGGCGCTTTGGTGCCGGGATGATGTTGTCAGCCATCAGGACATGTGGCTTTGCAATTAGCGCAGAAGCCCAAAAACGAGTCGGGTACGGTAACAAGCCGATACATGCCACACGCATTACTCACCTCCTTTGATGCGAATGCCTGCGGCGCGGATTGCAGCGATGACTTCAGAAACTTTGTATGCCATTACCGTTTGGTAATCATCGTGAAAATCTGTTCGATGAAGCATGCTGCTACGTTCCGGGAGCGATATTTCCCGAGCATCCAGTTCCTTAACGCGTTCCTCCAGTTCGTAGACCCTGCATTGTTCTCTATCATCAATCAGATATAACCCAAGACATTCGCTTTCTACCCAACCGCCAAAATCATGATCGTAACGCTCACATGAAAACTCACCGTCACCGTCCTTTGTTGGAATGGTGTAACTATCTAATGGGCCACCATATGTCGGCACATTTCCCAATGTTGGATGCTCAATCCACATGAAAAATGCACGTCCGGTTATTGGGCAAATATCTGGCCGCCATTGGTTACGAACAGCCTTGGTTTCGGATAATTCTTCAGCGTGTTGTTTTACTTCCTCAAGCTCAACTCTCAGCTTCCCTACCGTTAGCGCAATATCCTCGTTCTCCTGATCGCGGCTTTTGATGTATTGCAGGTTTCTTTCCCGTTCATCCAGTAGCGCCAGTACGGTAGCTGGGTTAGCATCTGCTATAAATTCAGCGTTTGCATAAGCCTGAGCATCTGATTCAATCAGGCAGTTAACATGACATTCGGCAATCACGCCACCGGGTTCTCCTTTCCATTTTTGACAAACAAAAACTCCTGTTAAATTGCCGTGCTGGTTAACAGATGTATGCCCTACGATGTAGCTTCCTTTAGTTGCTTTCTCTGCCTTTTCACGCAGTTCCTGATAGTTAATGTTGCTCACTGGTTGCCTCCTTTACGGATCTGCGCTGCGATGCACGAAAAAAAAGACTTTCGCGTATGACTGTTAAGAGCTGGCGCGAACGCCGCGTTAAGAACGGCGGCATCACAGCCGTCATCGATATAGAGCGCAATTTTTTTCTCCAGGCGTGCTTTGGCTTCCTGCAACTGCATATCCCGGCACGCACGCGGGATATACTCAGCAATTTGAGCGATAGATTTTTCGTTCTGTTTAAACATGCTTCACCTCGATAGGCTTGATGGTATCGATCAGCAGTCGGCGGCGAGTATTTTCTGCAAAGTGGCGGCGTCCGGTTTCTTTGTGGTAAAACTCGTTTTTTCCGACGACCCACATCCGCTTTGTCTGGTGCAGTTTTTTTACCTGCGGACCGTCTCGGGTGATAACAATTCCTGTATGAGTTTTTATCACGCTCATTTTTTATTCTTCGGTGCTTTCGGCATTACTGCCCAGTGAGTGATATTGACGTTTTCAAGGTCCCCGACCTGAAATGTCCACTGCCATTCTCCGGTTTCTTTTTGTCCCCAGGTGTACCAGAGAGAACGCCAGCCAATTAGCCAGCCTTCTCCGTTAGCATCAAATAACAGAACACTTTCATTTGCTGGCGGCAGTTCAGCTGACACTGGTATTATTTTGTTTTCCAGTGCCGCACATTTAGCTTCAAGCGCATCGAATTTACGTACCAGGTACTCAGCATTTGTTTCATTCACTTTCAGATCTCGTGGTACACATTTCCCGCGAAGAAACCCTTCCATTTCGAAAACATTCATGCGCATTTGCGTAACTCCGATAACTCGTTAAAACGTTCCATAAACATCCCGTAGGCATGGCCTGGTGACAGTGGAATAACTTTGAACATCTCTGTCGCCGGGATACCTTCCAGTACAGGCCAGAAAGAGCCATCATCAAGCCCGAGATCGCGACGTTCGGTTGCCAGCATAATGAGATCGGCATATTTCACAGGCGTGCTCATAACAGGAGGTAACCCGTATTTCTCACGGATTACGGCGTCTATTTTTTCTTCCATCCGTTTATAGTCAGGAAGAAGGCGTTTCAGTGGAGCTGGGATGTCCTGGCAATACGCTTCTGTTGCATCATGCATTAACGCTTCAAAAGCAAATTCCTGCGGTACCAGCTGGCTGCAAAGCACCGCATGTTGGGCGACGCTGTAGAAGTGTGAAAGATGTCCTGCAAAGCGACAGATATTTGAAAGGGAAACCGCGATATCGTTAATCACGATGTCGTCTTTATTTATCCTGTCATAATAAAAATGCTTCCCGGAAAAAGTTTTAATAAATGACATTTTGTTCTCCACTTTATATGCGCTGCACCGCGCTGAATTTTGGTTAAAGAAAACCCTCGCCATCAGGCGATTATTGAGTCAATTATGTTTCCATAAATGCCCCCGCAGGGGCATTTGCAGTAATGAAATCAGGCGGTGAAAGTACCAATAAAGGTTTCTACTTTGCTGTCTTTGAATTTCTCAACAAGCAGATCACGAAATTCGTTAGCCATTTCTTCCTGCACCGCTTCCAGCTGAATAATGCGCAGAACCAGTACAGGACGATCGCCAGTGATAATGCTGAGGCGTAATTTAAACGGACGTTCTTTCAGACCTTCAAACGGAACGCATTTAAATTCAAATGCCACTGGCATAATGTCTTTGGTCTTCGCTTCGACAGACTCTATCAGGGAGCGTTTGCCGCTGAAGTCATTATCTTCAAAATCAGCGGTCTGGTTCGCTTCAATTGTGATTTTACGGATCGCCGCAGCCGCTTTGGTTGCCTGAATGGCGTCACCATTAGCATCAAAGCCCACAAGGTCGTCGGCCCAGTCTTCAATCCATTCTGCCAGTGATTTCTGGGAGTTACGCTCGCCGTTAACAGACAACAGGGCAGAGAACGGTGCTGTCTTTTTCAGTTTGAGAGTGGCGGTGTTATCTGCGTGACCTGGTTCATCAATAGTACCCAGGTTAAGCACACTGACGGCACGCATATTATCAGCATCGATAAAGCAGCGGGTGCCTTCATCTGCAAGATCTTTAGAATAACGGGTAAAGTCATCGATGCTGGCAGTGGAAAGCGCACCACGGAAACGGAAGCGATTTAAATTAAATTTTTCCAGATCATGAATGCGGAAATTCTCAGGCAATGCCACAGCATCGGCACCAATCTTACTGATAATTTCATTAACACCCTGAGCAGAAATAAGGGCATGGATTTGATTAATTGCGGTTGCGTCTAAGTTCTGAGACATAATAAGTCCTCACTATATTAAGATATTCAGTGATGAGATAAATAATCAGTTAATTAAGAACGATATTAATGACCTGCTGCGCGGAGTTTTCCGTCAGGTTCACCGGCAAGAGTCAGTAATTGTCCCTGGTCTTCCTGCAGAATAGTCAGGCGACCACCGCGATTGACATACATCGGCGTTTCGGTGGTGTCTTCTTCGGAAATTTTCCCGCGGTTAGTCGGACGAACATATGAGAGTTTGTGTTTTATTTTCACACGGTTCTCATCAAACGGTTCGATTTCCAGGTTGAGCGAGACCTTCCCTTTGGTTTTCGTGTTCATCACACCTGAAGCGACTTCACTGAGAACAGCGCCGATTTTGGTTTCAAATACGCCGCCGTCCAGCTCCCCGATAAATGCCTGCACATCAGTACTGCGTTCGCTAGCCATTTTGCTGCTCCTCATCATATCGACCCTGCAAGGTCGGTTGGTTTCTCCACAAAACAGAGAAGAACACCTGCGGTGGCAGCCGCCCGGGTGGATTGGGTTATGAGCCCGTCGTCCGGTGATGCTCTTCTCTGTTTTGTAAAAAGAGCGGTACCAGCCGGAAGCAAGTGTACAAACTGGTACCGCCAAAGCAGTGGCTGCTGTGGTGACCGATGCTGATCTCCGGCTTGCGGTTATTTCAGACTCTCACGGGCGTTTAATTGCCCCGCCGAACAGCTCTTTTCCGCAATAGCTGCAATGTCTTTCGCGCATCAGCCTGCGCATTCACCACAACGCTGAGAGCACTTAGCCAGTTACGGCACCACACTTTGTCGCGGTTCCATAAATGCCCTCATCGTTGCACCCTGGTCTCTTCCCAGGCGTCAAACCGAATCGCCACGCTGGTTAGGCGTCTTATCAGCATCATCATTGACTTGCACATTCCGGCTACCTGGTTTGTTTGCCCGAGCAAGGAGTGGATTGTCCCCTTTAACGTCACCAGACCGCTAACGACGCATGTGCCATACGCCGTGTTACAACCAAATTTTGTTAGTACCTTGTTTGTATGTCTGGAAAGAAAGATAAAATGAAGTTGCGCATTATGCAAGTGTTTTTATTGCGAGATATGCAATTTGGTGGGTAATGAAAAGCCACCTTCTGGTGGCTAATTGATGTTGAGGTAGGGGTTAATTGTGTCGCTTAAGGGTTTGTGACTGACTGATTAAGACCTTTCCAAAGACCATAAACCGATGTTCGTTTTCGCTGGTAATTCCCCATTCACGGTAAATCTGGTTATCAGAAATTACCAGTAGTTTGTCAGGTATCATTTGCAGTCGTTTGACATAAATTTTATCATCAAAACCAAACACATAGATACCATCCCCATCAAACTGATTGATACTGATATCAACGAAGATGAGATCTCCTGGCTCAATGGTTGGACACATACTGTCCCCACGAACGTTGATAACTTTAATGTGATTGGCTGGTCGTCCTCCAAACATCGATACAGCATTATCAGTTATGTATTCAATGGCATGAATCACATCAATGACATCACCGCCCTGGATAAGGCCATTTCCCGCACTGGCACTGACATCCAGCATTTCAATACGGAATACATCCTTCACCTGCGCAACATCCTCACCAGTACTGTTTTTACATACAGTATTACTTTTGAAGTCTGAGGTAAAGAGATCAGCAATATCAACACCTAAGCTCCTGGCAATATTACTCAGGGCTTGTTCAGTGAATTGTTTCTGCTTACCTGTTTCCAGGCGTGAGATATTCGCCGCATCCACTCCTATTGCTTCAGCGAGATCGGCGATTTTCATGTTCTTCGCCTGGCGAAGTTGTCTGACTCGATTTCCTATGCTCATGCGTTTATTACATTTCTTTATTGCGCGTTAAGCAAATCAACTTGCGCAAAATATTTGCGTGAAATAATATGCTCATCACGCAATATGTGGAGGTTATATGCAATCACCATTACGGAATGTGCGTAAGGCGCACGGATTTACTTTGCAGCATGTTGCTGCGGGCGTTCAGGTCAATCCAGCGACGCTGAGTCGTATTGAAAGACTGGAACAAATTCCATCTATCGATCTTGCAGAACGTCTGGCCAATTTTTTTAAGGGTGAAATCAGCGAAATGCAGATTCTTTATCCGGCACGTTTTCAATCTAGCCAAAACCAGAATGGGTTTAAACCACAGGAACAGGAGGTAAGCCGTGGGTAAGCATCACTGGAAAGTGGAAAAACAACCTGAGTGGTACGTGAAAGCTGTCAGAAAAACTATCGCGGCATTGCCTGGGGGTTACGCTGAAGCTGCTGACTGGCTGGATGTAACAGAGAACGCTTTATTCAACCGCCTTCGTGCAGATGGCGATCAGATTTTCCCGCTGGGATGGGCAATGGTTTTACAGCGCGCGGCTGGCACTCACTACATTGCGGATGCTGTCGCACAATCTGCTGGTGGGGTGTTCGTATCGCTTCCTGAAATTGAGGAAGTAGAGAACGCCGATATAAACCAGCGCCTGCTGGAAGTCATCGAACAGATCGGGAATTACTCAAGGCAGATTCGTTCGGCAATCGAAGATGGGGTAGTGGAACCGCATGAGAAGACAGCAATTAACGACGAACTGTATCTTTCAATTTCGAAGCTCCAGGAGCATGCAGCACTGGTCTACAAAATCTTCTGCGCTCCAGAAAAGAGTAACGCCCGCGAGTGTGCAGCTCCGGGCGTCGTGGCGTCGATTGCTTCTGGTTGTGGAGAAACTAACGCATGAATAGTTTAACGGCAAATAACCGTTTGTCGCAACAGCTGGTGGTCAGCGTCGCTGAACACCTGTTGTTACGGCATGAATGCAGATTACCAAATCACCTGGCTGTAAGTAACCACAGAGAACTTTACCTGACTGTGGGGGGCGAGTTGTGCAGGAACTTAACCGCTGGTTTCGTGACGGAAGAGGACTTTATGTTCATGTTATTCGTTGGGAGCCAGAAACACAGCGCGTTATCTATCTTCGCAAAGACTACCCGCATGAGTGCTTTAGTCCTTTGTGGAAATTCAGGCGTGATTTTGTTGAGTGTGAAGGACCACCAGCATATTGATTCTGCAATTCCGGGACGTTACACTGCTCAGGCACCTTATAAAGCGGGTGCCGGGGGTCGCAGCCCGGAATTGTCAACGGCGATATATGACGCGCCAGCGTCTTTTTTATCGTCCGCGCTCACGCACGCCAGAATTATGGTGGGCTGGGCAGGGGAGCCGAAAGGCTCGCCGGTCTCCGTTGACGCCGGTACTGCGAACCCTGTTCAGTCTGCCACCAGTGAGTTTCGCAGCTCCGGTGGTGGAAGTTTTCCACAGTCAACGGAGGCTGCCATCATGGCTACGATCCCAACCCTCACTCAACCTGAAATTGCCATCGTTGATGGTCAGGCTGTTACTTCATCCCTGGCTGTTGCCAACTTCTTCTCCAAACGTCATGACGATGTACTGAAAAAGATCCGCACGCTTGAATGCTCTGCATCATTCACTTCCCGCAATTTTTCGGTGAGTGATTACACCGATTGCACAGGCCGCAAACTACCTTGCTATCAAATAACCCGCGACGGCTTTGCGTTTCTTGCTATGGGTTTCACGGGTAAACGTGCTGCCCAGTTCAAAGAGGCATACATCAATGCCTTTAACCAGATGGAGAAACAGCTTTCAAATCCCTCTGTACTGAGCGACGTTGCACATAACGCCAGCGTTCTCTATTCCTACATTTCATCAATTCATCAGGTCTGGCTGCAGCAGCTTTATCCCATGTTGGCAAAAGCCGAATCACCGCTGGCTGTAAGTCTGTATGACCGCATCAACGACGCGGCGCTACTGGCCAGTCTCATAAATTTGTCGCTGAACCCTTCAGAGGTAAGGGGGCGCAAATGATCCGGAATATTTTCAAACGGTTTACCAATCAGACTTTCCGTTGTCCTCGTCCTGGTCAGTGGTACACCACGCCTGCAGGGCATGTTCTACGTGTCAGCCTGGTTGACCGTGAATGTCAGAAGGTGATTTGTGAACCGCTGGGCCGTAATTACCGCGTCAGTATGCCGCTTATAGCCTTTCGCTCCGGAAAAATGTTTAAGCGTCTGGGAGGTGTGGCGTGAACTGTTTTCAGTTTGTGTGCGGATGTGCTTTCGATAACCCGATTCAGCGCCTGATTATGTTGCGTGTTTTGATGTCGGGTTCTTCAGACGGTGAAGGCGAGAGAGTTATTGATCATCAGGTGCTTGCTGATTTCTGCTGTTGTTCTAAGCAAGCGATATTCAGGGAAACCCTGGCACTGGAAAGAGCTGGTTATCTTCATATCCGAAAAATTGCAACGCTTACTATTGATGCAAAAGCCAGACTACAACCTGCGCGTGGCTACACAATTCTCATGCTGCGGAAGGAGGTTGTATGAGCCGTTACGCCCCCACACCGGAAGTTATGGCTATTGGTCAAATTAATATTTCCGGCAATGTTACACCTGCGACCTGGTGGAAATATATTCGACTACCCAGTGGGCGTCCGGATGCGACGGCTATCGCTCTGCTTTCAGAGATCGTTTACTGGTACCGCCCGACAGAGGTCAGGGATGAGCACACCGGAGCGTTGCTGGGATATCGCAAGCGTTTTCAGGGCGACAAACTGCAAAGAAGCTACCAGGCGTTTGCTGAGCAGTTTGGTTTCGGGAAAAGGGAAACCGCAGATGCGCTGAAGCGTCTGCGCGATGCAGGGTTTATTACTCTGGATTTACGCACGGTGGAAATGCTCGATGGGGTGAAATGCAGCAATATTTTGTTTGTCGGGATCAACCCACAGGCAATTGCGGCCATCACCACACCTTCTTCTGTTTCGCCAGAAAGTAACAGCAATAATGCAATCAGCGATACAGCTATTACGTTAAAACGGAACACCCCCCGACGTCATAACGGAACAGGGGATACGCCGAATGTTGATACAAATACAGAGATTACTACAGAGATTACAACGGAGACTAAAAACACTATTGATGCATCCGCTGACGCGTCTGCGCCAGCGCGTTCTGCCCGACAGGAATATTCACCGGAATTTGAACAGGTCTGGCAGGAATATCCCAAACGTGCTGGTGGTAATTCAAAATCCGCCGCTTTTAAAGCCTGGAAAGCCCGAATCAGGGAAGGTGTGACACCCGAAACCATGCTCGACGGTGTGAAACGCTATGCCGCCTGGGTGCGTGTCTCTGGAAATACCGGTACCCAGTTCGTGAAGCAGGCGTCGACGTTCTTTGGTCCGGATCGTCATTTCGAAGAATCCTGGGAAGTTCCTGCGGTATCTGCAGCCAGACGCGAGGACCCGTACTTCAAAGCCAGTTACGACAACGTGGACTACAGCCAGATTCCGGCAGGATTCAGGGGGTGATCATGAGTCTTTTGAATGAAGTTCAGAAATTCATTGAAGCCCATCCTGGCTGTACTTCCGGAGACATTGCGGATGCTTTTTACGTGGGGGCTTAATGAGTAATAAATATTGCCAGGCGCTGGTGGAACTGCGGAATAAACCAGCCCATGAACTGAAGGAAGTGGGAGATCAGTGGCGCACGCCGGATAACATTTTCTGGGGAATTAACACCTTGTTTGGTCCGTTTGTTCTGGATCTGTTCACTGACGGTGATAACGCCAAATGTGCCGCGTATTACACGGCGGAAGACAACGCGCTGGCGCATGACTGGTCAGAACGTCTTGCGGAGCTTAAAGGTGCTGCCTTTGGCAATCCCCCGTACAGCCGCGCCAGTCAGCATGAGGGGCAATACATCACCGGCATGCGTTACATCATGAAGCATGCCACTGCCATGCGTGATAAAGGCGGGCGCTATGTTTTCCTGATCAAAGCGGCCACCAGCGAAGTGTGGTGGCCGGAAGATGCAGATCATATTGCTTTTATTCGCGGGCGTATTGGTTTTGAACTGCCTGCCTGGTTTATCCCGAAAGACGAAAAGCAGGTGCCAACAGGTGCTTTCTTCGCTGGTGCTATTGCTGTTTTCGACAAGACCTGGAAGGGACCGGCAATCAGCTACATCGGGCGCGATGAACTTGAGGCATGTGGTGAGGCATTTCTGGCGCAGGTTCGCCAGCAGGCGGAAAAACTGGTCAGGGAGATGGTGGCATGAAGCTAATACTGCCTTTTCCGCCCAGCGTGAACACGTACTGGCGACACCCCAACAAAGGGGCGTTTGCTGGTAAGAGCCTGATAAGCGCGGCGGGGCGAAAATTCCAGAGCGCGGCGTGTGCAGCAATAGTTGAGCAGTTACGTCGTCTGCCGAAACCAACGTCGGCACCTGCTTCAGTGGAGATCGTGTTGTTTCCTCCGGATAACCGGATCCGCGATCTGGACAACTATAACAAGGCGCTGTTTGACGCCCTGACCCACGCGGGTGTGTGGGAAGACGACAGCCAGGTGAAAAGAATGCTGGTGGAGTGGGGACCGGTTATCCCGGAAGGGAAGGTCGAGATCACTATCAGTAAGTACGAAAAAGCGAGTTGCAAATTAGCAACTCGGTAACGGAATTGAGCAACACCCTAAATTTGGGTATTACCTCGTTAAAGATACTGTATTTATGAACAGTGTATCCTTGATAACTATTAAAAATCGCAGTAAGTTCATCCTGCATCAACGAAAAGGGAGTGCAGTCCCGCTCGTGGATAAAAATTTGTGGAGAAACCAATGAATCAGTTGCTTGTAATTGATGGCGTTTCTGTGCGCCAGTACTTCGAATCTAACTACTGTCTTAACGACCTTCAGAAAGCTGCTCTTCTTGCCGCTGGTGAGAATCGCTCCTCCCGTTCGCTGGAAGTTCACGAGTTTATGCGTCGTCCTGAAACGAAGGCTCTTGTGGAATTATTGGAAGAAGAAACTACGGGAGATTCCCGTAGTATTCCTGTCATCACCATTCAGGGGCGCAATGGTGGGACGTATGTCTGTAAAGAGCTGGTCTATGCATATGCAATGTGGATCAGCCCGGCATTCAGCTTAAAAGTGATACGTACTTTTGATGCGCTTCATAATTCATCACCAGAAGAAACCACATCCGACAAAATTAAATCCGGGGTCATTCTGCTTGAATCAGCAGCAAAGACTCTAAATCTGTCAAACTCCTCGAAACTTGGTGCATACCAGAAATTATCAAAGGTAGCTGGTCTTCCTGAACTTATGCCGATCTATGCCATTGATGCACCTGCTGATGCGCCAGATGGTTCAAGCCGCCCTACGCTGTCGCTGAGTGCACTGCTGAAGCAGTATGGTATCCGCCTGACGGCTAATCAGGCATATCACCAGATGGCGAAGCTGGGGATCGTTGAACAACGCGAACGATACAGCCGTACCGCGATTAACAACATCAAAAAATTCTGGTCGCTGACCGCGAAAGGCTGCATGTTCGGCAAGAACATCACCAGTCCTGCAAATCCGCGCGAGACGCAGCCGCATTTCTTCGAATCCCGATTTCCTGAGCTGTTAAAGCTGCTCGATACCGTTCATTGAGGTGACTGTGAGAGCACTACTGACCCCTGAAATTGCCCCGCGTATGGGGATCGTATTGTTCAGGCCAGGTTCAGAGCTGATGCCCCTGTTTATGCAGGGGCGTGTCCTGCTGGAGCCTGAGCCGGAGCGTTATTCATCTTTCGCCAGTGGTGCCGTTCCGGCGGCATCACAACCGCTGGCGGATGATCCTGCCGTTCGGGCCGTGTTCCGCAATGAGGCAGTGATCCGTCGTGCTGGTGGCGTGGAATGTCTTGAAAGCTGGTTACTTCGTGAAAAAGGTTGCCAGTGGCCTCATTCCGACTGGCACAGCGAGAACATGACCACAATGCGACACGCGCCGGGCGCAATCCGTCTGTGCTGGCACTGCGATAACCAGCTGCGCGATCAGTTCACGGAACGGCTGGAATCAATGGCAACGGATAACTGTGCCCGCTGGGTGTTGTCTGTTGTGCGTCGGGATCTCGGTTTTGATGACAGTCACGTTGTGACAATGCCGGAACTGTGCTGGTGGCTGGTTCGTAATGACCTGGCGGATGCCTTACCGGAAAGTGCAGCCCGTAAGGTACTGAGATTACCGAAGACGGTTGTGCCGTCTGTCACCCGGGAAAGTGACCTTGTGCCTTCGGTTCCCGCCACCAGTATTATCCGGGATAAAGCGAAAAAGGTGCTGGCGCTGAAAGTGGATCCGGAGTCGCCGGAGTCTTTTATGTTACGCCCCAAACGTCGTCGCTGGGTTAATGAAAAGTACACTCGCTGGGTTAAGACGCAGCCGTGTGCATGTTGTGGAAAGCCAGCTGATGATCCGCATCATCTGATTGGTCACGGCCAGGGTGGTATGGGGACAAAAGCGCATGATCTCTTTGTGTTGCCTTTGTGCAGAAAACACCATGACGAACTGCATGTGGATACCGTGGCATTTGAAGAGAAGTATGGTTCCCAACTGGAGCTGATATTTCGTTTTATCGATCGCGCACTGGCGATTGGTGTGCTGTCCTGATTTTGTGGAGAAAGTTGATGCGTGATATTCAGATGGTTCTTGAACGCTGGGGGGCATGGGCGGCAAGTGGTAACACCGGGGTGGACTATTCTCCGATAGCTGCTGGATTTAAAGGCCTTTTACCATCCACCGCTAAACCTCGCCCGGCCTGCAGCGATGATGACGGCCTTATCATCGAAAACTGCCTTACGCGCCTGAAGAAGAAAAAACCGGACGAGTATTCGCTGCTGGTAGCTCATTATCTGCTGCGCATATCAAAAAGGCAGATTGCCAGAACAAGAAAGAAGAGCGAAAAGGCAATACGAATTGAGATGCAGATTGCTGAAGGATTTATTGACGGATGTCTGTCGATGCTGGGTGTAAGGCTGGAGATGGACGACTGGCTGCCCAAAAAAGTAAAAAATGATTAGCGCGGTCCGCAAAAAGTATGTCAGTATGTTAAGAGTGGTTACTACGCCACACAACTTAAACCCGCCGCCTGGCGGGTTTTTTATGACTGAAATCGCATCAGTACAGTAAACGTGCTGGTGGTGGTGAATACCGGTCTTTCAGCTTGCTGGCTTTTTCGACAAGAGTTATTGGTGTGTCACGTTAACCGGAAAAGGGAAAAAGACATGCTAAAACAGCAGGATATGACAGAAACCGCCAGAGTGGTGTTTAATGAATTAAGTGCCACCGAACCGGCGACAGTCGGGGAGATTGCGCAGAATACTTACCTTTCACGCGAACGCTGCCAGTTAATACTGACCCAGCTGGTTATGGCGGGTCTGGCAGACTATCAGTTCGGTTGTTACAGACGCCTTCCGCAGTGA